TATAAGCATCATTATATGTTGCAAGACCTGGTGCTGATACTTTTGTCATAGCAATAACACCTGCCTGAAGCTGCTCAAGATTCTCTGTCTCTGAACCAAGCTGTCCATTAGGGAATATCTTGATTATTATTCTTCCGTTAGTCTTCTGCTTAACCTCTTCTGCGAACTGCAGCATAGCTATATGTACTGTATGACTTTCTGACAAACCATGTGCCAGCGTTAATACCATAGGATTTTCTGCGGTAGCTTCCTTACTGTTTGATACGCTATTTGTTCCACAGCCTGTCAGCCCAAATGAACATATAAGTGTAACTGTAAGCAAAACAGCAATATATTTTTTCATTTTTTTCAACATATTATACCTCATTTCTGTGCACTCATTTTTTATATGTCAGCTACTGGTCTTATGCACAATAACCTGAAGCTGTGCATTACACTATTTCTCCTGTTTCGTAACAGCCTGCTTTTGCCTGATGCTATTACATTCCAATCATATCAAAGACTTCAAATGATATAAGCACCTGATGGTTTTTCTTTGGATTAGGATACTTTACCTGCACTGATTTCTTAGTCTGGCTGTAATACCATCCAATGTCACTTTCCTCATATTTTCTTCTATGAAGGAAATGTGGCACTTCCTTTCCATCAAGCTGTACATAGAATGGTGCTTTCTCCCTATGTATCACATCCAGCTCCATTGTTTCTGCTGTGTTCTCATAACTGCCTTCATATTCAAAATCGATATATGTCTTTGCACCAGCTTTAACACTAATATCAGTTTTTAAGTAGCTGCCATTCTTATAATCATTAGTTTTTCCATCATCATCATATATAGTGAATGAAGAATCTATATCTGGTGCCATTATTATATGAAGTGAATCAACCTTATCATTCATAAGATTGTTAAGCTCATTACCAGCCATCGGAATAATAGCTCCACTCTTTATAAACATTGGAATTGAACTTATATCCACAGGTACTTTTATAGTCTGGCCGCCTTCATATTCGTTTCTGGTATAATAATCATAAAAACGTATATTTTTATCTCCTGTATCAGGTAAATATACCTCTCTTATCTCTGCACCCTTTTCTACAACATTTGCTACAAGTAATGAATCGCCCCACATAAAATCCACGCCTTCATTATATGTATTACTATCGTTCTGGAATACCATAAACATTGGCTGCATAATAGGAAGTCCTGTCTTATGTGCTCTATATTCAAGCGAATAAAGATAAGGAGACATAGAATATCTGAGTTTAATTGCAGTTCTAATATAATCTTTCATGCCACTATACATCCATGGCTCCGTAACTGTATTATCAGTATTTACTGAATGTATTGAAAATCTTGGCATGAACACACCATTCTGCACCCATCTTACAAAAAGCTCAGGCTCTGGTGACTCTCCATAGAATCCACCTACATCACAGCCGTGATTTGCAACGCCAGAAAGTCCCATGCCAAGTATAGTTGCTATGTTATACTTTAATGCATCCCAGCATGTAAGATTATCGCCTGCCCACACCTGTGCATATCTTTGTATACCTGCGTGTCCCGAACGGCATACTGAAAATGGTCTTATATTCTCATTATATTCCGTTACTGCCTCATTAGAGAGCTGGCACATGATATTACTCATTACCGATTTTAGCTCACCAATAGTGCTTCCTTTACCTTCAAAATACACTCTTGCATCCTTATCAACCATAGAATCATATTCACAGTTATCATTCCATACTGATTCACAGCCATACTTTATAAGTCCTTCTTTCAGGTATTCTTTCCAGTATTCTCTTGTCTGCTCTTTGGTGAAATCTACAAATATTCCAGTTCCACCCCACCATGTACCTTTACCGGGTTCATCCTTTATGCTGTCATATACAAACATATCCTTTTTCTTCATATCCTCCAGATACGGATGAACCAGGAGCATTCCAGGTTTGACATTAGGTGAAACAACTATGCCCTTTTCCTTCATTTTTGCAAACCATTCTTCTGGATTCTTGAATCTTTTATAATTCCAGGTAAAGCTGCATCTTTTAATTCCCTGCTCTGTCTCTACTGCACAATATCCTGATGAAAGCTGGAAACCATCTACAGGAATTCCTTCTTCTCTGGTAGTATCTATAAATTCAAGTATCGCATCATCACAATCCTTAGGAAGCTCTGGATAATACATTGAAGAACCAAGATATCCAAGTGCTGCCTTTGGAAGAAGTATTGACTTGCCCGTAAGATCTGTATATCTGCTTATTACTTCTCCTATTGAAGGTCCTGCTATAAGAAAAAGATCTATATCTCCGGCATCTGATCTGAAGCTTGAGTAACGATGCCAGTAATTTCTCTTTTCACGTCCCATATTAAAGTCACATTCTGCTGTTGTATGATAGAAATATCCAACTGCCTTATGGGTTGAGCCTGAAAGCTTTATATAAAATGGGATATGCTTATACAACGAATCTGTTTCCTTAGGATTGTAACCCATTGCATCACCAGGAGCCATATTCATATACTTTTCAGCCTTATTAATATCTCCCCCTTTCTCGCCAAAGCCATAAAAGTAGTCATCCGCTTCTATCTGGCTTGTATGTATCCGCCTTTTATTTGAATCCTCTCTATATGCAAGATCTGTAATATCTGCATGTAATAATGTTCCATCTTTATCATATACACATATGCGGAATGGATTCTTTTCAATTTCTATACGAAGCTTACTTCCGCAAATAACTGCCTTGTCAGTTCCATCCACAAGCTCTGAGTATGCCACTTCAACTCTTTTTCTATAGCCCTTTAAAAACTCATCTGTTCTTGAGTCCCATGCTGTCATAGCAAGGCTATATGAAGCTTCATCCCAGTCTCCATCAAAGCCGGCTCTTATTCTGATTATTTCATCTGTGAGAAACCATATTCTTATTTCTACTGAATCTGTAATAACCGAATAATAGTTAGTGTTATAGGTTACATTTCCTGCCTTATAACATATTCTCATATTATTTTTTATCTCCTTTCAGCCAGTCGTTGAGCGCAGCCATGCAAGAGGGGCAAAGGTCATAGTCGTTGTTACGCCAGTCAACAGTGCCACAGTTGCTCATGTGGATTGTTTGTATATGGTTGCTGACAGAATTGGGATTGATATAAGGTTTTTTCACTCTTTCCTCAATCTCATCCCATTCTTCCTCTGCTTCCTCAACCATTCTCTCTGCACCGTCGTTTTCTTTGAAAATCTCGCCGCAACGGTCACATTTGAAAACTCTGCTCATTTTCTTTCTCCAATCTTTTCAACAGCGCGTCCACGTCATACCGCCAATGGACACGCAGCCTTTTTGCTTTGACCTCTATCCCCTCTTGCTCTGCCCATTGCCAAGGGATGCTCTTGCGGCTTTCGTTGTAACGGAACGTCAGAACCTTGCTGGCAGGGATTGCAAATGTGCGGTTGACCGCCCTGTAATTGACTATCACATGGGCGGTCTGACCGCTGTACCCCATCGCATCCACCATGTCAGTGATGTGCTTTTCCTTGCGGTACTTACACTTTGCCTTGTCGTACTTGCCGAACACCTTTTCCAGAGGGATAGAGGGCGTTTCTGTGGTTTTCAGCTCGAACAGGTGGTTCATTGGGTATCGGTACACAAGGAAATCGCAGATGTTGTCGATGGAAAACGATAGATTCTCGTTGCCGCCGTAGTAGGTGGCAGCACTGTCTTTCAGCCGATAGCACCACGCATCGGATGGGACGGATGCCTTGAAGTCTGCTTCAAACTGCTTGCCGGTATTCATTCGTTGTCTCCCGGAATTTTAGGAATCAGCATCCAGAACTTGACTGGTTTTTTATTATCAATCCACTTTCCGTTTACAAACTCTCTTGTTGCAATCAGATTTTCCCAATTCCAAAAATCGTAAACGGCAAGATAAATTCCATCTTCTTCCGGTTGTTTGTCCTTTACACTTGTCCACGCAGTTGATGGAGCGTTTTCAAGCTGTTCGGCAAGTGCCAAAACAAGGTCGGTAGCGCAGTCAAAGGCAACGCCTTTATCATATTCAGAGTAAATTCCGCTGTTCATAAGCGCTTTAGCTTCGGCTTTTTTACTGTTCCCGCTTTTCTTCCACCCTTCAATAATCGGTTCTACGTCAACAAGTCTCATCCTCGTTCACCTCTAAATTCACTTTCGAGAAACCGTTTCTTGCCACGTTCTCGGTGCTTGTCCTCATAATCGCGGTGGTACACGCTCTGGCTGTGGTTCAGCTCATACACGAAAGCCTTACGTTCCTCGAAGTCTTTCTTCTCTGCCTTGCACTTCTCGCAGGTGTCGTGGCAGGCTTGGTGGCGTGATGTGCAGTTGAGACAACAGGTAATCATTCTTCACCAAATCTCCTTTTTGTTACAGCCATCGGGAACTCTTCGATTTCACTTGCCCACCGTGCGGTTCCCTCACCGTATGCTCTTTGCCAGACCAGAGGGAAACCGCCCAAACCATCGAACAGACTGCCCAGCGTAGGCTTTTCTTTCAGGTAAGGACGCATCTTCTGCACCAGCCAAAACCACTGCGGAAGGGCTATGGAGTTGCCCAGAGCCTTGTACCGTGGGCTGTCAGCGTATTTGTGCTTCTTTCCTTTGCTATCCGTCCAGTCACCAATGTTGGTGTAATTGTCAGGAAATCCTTGTAGCCGTTCACATTCAACAGGGGTCAAGCGGCGAACAATCCAACGGATGGTTTTCTCTGCAACTAGGCACTCGCTGCCATTGCCGATGTTCCCCGCTTTTGCTTTCAAGGTTGAGCATTTGTCGCTTTCTTTGTAGCTGCTGAACGACTGTTCGTTGAAGGTCTTGCGTTCGATTGCGATAGCCGTGTAATCTGTGATTCTGTTTTCGTGGTCGCCTGTTATGGTTGTGCAAGTTCTGCCATTGCCGTTTCCTCTTGCATCATAGATGACTTTCTCGCTTGTTCGATCGCATCCAGAAGGGCTTGCCTGAGAATGTCCGGGAGTGGCTTCCCACGCTTTGACGCTCTCGTCAGGATTCCCTGACAGGCTCGTGCGCTCAAATAGTATTTCTGCGGTACGTTGTCCTCCAAAATCCACGACAAGA